GGTACATTCGTCAGACCTATGCCGTTATATAGCATTCCTGGTCTTATAGACCACTTCTAAAATCTTATATGGTGGTATGCAAGATAGTTGTCTCGTTAATCTTGTGTACCACCTTTCTTATTCTTATATTAGTATTAAAATATTCATAGTATTAAAATTATTAAAATTAAACACTATCCCCGCGGGAACGCAACAATAAAATCTAACATTCTACCGATAGTAGAGTGTAAATTCTACAAATAGTAGAGTTAAAAATCTAACATTCTACTTATAGTAGAGTATAAATATAAACAGTCTACGATAAGTAGAGAAAAATGTATTGACAAAAATGCAAGACAGTAGGATAATAACAATAATGAGTGCAAGGAAATTATCTAAACAATAGTTAAAAGCTCATTAAAAAAAAGACAATTAAATAGTCTTCGCTGAAAGCAAGGCAAAATTTTAGTTGTGGAAAACTATTCCTTGCAAGTTTTCCATCATCTAAAATTTGAACCAGTTAGGTGACAAAAATCTGCATAGTGCAAAGGAGGACGCAGAGTGAAAAAAATAACTTCTATCTGGGACAAAATTACTGTGTTCGTTCGCAAAATTCTTCAATCGTTTATCGAGCTCAAGGATGTAATAATGATTTGGGTAAGAGACGAAACACCAAAGGAGTGAAAGCATGGATCTATTGTCAAACTTACCACAAGGGTTATTTACGAGTTTAAGTAGTTTAACCCCACAAACACAGCAGTATATGTCGTTACCAGAGGAAACAAAAAACACGCTCATAGCAAATGAAGCAGCTATGAACATGATGCAAGAGCAAGGCAGAATTAACCAGGCTTCAGCAAACAAGGCAATGCAGTTTGAAGCAGACCAGGCACAAATAAACAGAGCTTTCCAGGATGCACAAGCAGTAAGAGCAATGTCAGCAGAACAACAAAATGCAAGAGAAGCTATGCAATTTAGCGCAGAACAAGCACAAAAATCTATGGACTTCGAAGCACAACAAGCGGAGATCCTTAGAGGTTATAACACCAAGGAAAGGCTTGCAGCGCAGCAGTACAACAGTGCCGAAGCAGCAGCGCAAAGAGCCTGGACGGATGCAGCAACACAAAAGGCTATGTCATTCGAAGCAGATCAGGCAAGGATCAACCGAGATTACCAAACGCAAATGTCAAACACTGCATATCAGAGAGCCGTAGCAGACCTAAAAGCAGCAGGACTAAACCCGATATTGGCAGCAGGTGCTTCTTCATCTACACCAGTAGGAAACATGGCACAAGGTAAGACTTCAGCAGGAGCAGTTGCTAACAGTAGCGGAATGCATGGTACAATGGCTTCTGGAGCTCAAGGACAAGCATACATGGGCAGAGGTTATTCAAGTGCAGGATCTTACGCAAGTGGCAAAACAGGACAAGCAAGCAATCCTGGACCGTATAAGTCAAACAGCGCAGCAGTTAAAGTAGAACAGCAAAAACTGCAATGGAACAAAGACACATGGCTTTGGGACAATCTTTTCGATGTACTTATTGCAGTAATAAGCGGAGCGTCAAGAGTTGGAGCAAGCGCCATGAAAGGCGGTTAAAAACAGTTAGCCCCATAGTCTCTTGATGTAATGGGGCTAACTGACACCAAATGAAAAAAAGTAGGTGATAAAGTGGCTTGTTATTCACCTTTGAAAGGGGTTAGGTCCGATGTTATTAATCCAGAAACTGGCAGACGGAAAGTCGTTATTATACCTCGAGATAGACAACAACAAGGTATTGACTATGAAGATATTCCGTGCGGAAAATGTATTGGATGTAGACTTGAATACTCCAGACAATGGGCAATAAGATGCCTATTAGAACTAAAGACGAGTAAATGCGCTATATTCGCAACGCTAACCTATGATGATGCACATTTACCTCAAAAAATCGCAACTTATAACGATGGTCAGATAAAGATAGTTAATTCACTCCAGCCAAGAGATACAGAACTTTTCTTTAAAAGACTTCGGAAAGAATACGGTCAAGGTATAAGGTATTATTTAGCAGGCGAATACGGATATAGGAATCAAAGACCACATTACCACGCTATTATATACAATCTTGAACTTGATGACAAGGTTTTATATAAACAAAACTTTCGAGGTGATAAAATGTTTACTTCAGAAAAGTTTTCTAAGATATGGGGAAAAGGTTTTTGCGTGATAGGAGATGTCAATTATGATACTGTTGCATATACTGCCCGCTATATGGTTAACAAGCGAAAAGGAACGGATGCAAAGGAATACTACGAGGAAAAAGGTATACTCCCTGAATTCTGTCGAATGTCGAGAAGACCAGGCATAGCAAGACAGTATTTCGAGGAAAACAAATATCACATATATCAAATTGATGAATTATACATAAGTAAAGGCGGTAAGCCGTTAAAAGTAAAGCCACCACGCTATTATGATAATCTATTTGATGTAGATACTGGAGCAATCGAAGAATACAAGGAAAATCGTCGATTGATAGCTAAAAACAGCTTTAAAATCAAAAAAATGCAGACTACAATGTCAGAAGATGAATTTCTTGATACAATGGAACGCTGCAAATTATTATCAGCCAAAAGGCTAATCAGAAAGGAAATTTAACTATGTATCGCAGCACAGTAAGACGAGGTAAAGACCGTCGAATATTCGGACAGACCGCTGGTAAAAGCAAATGGATGAACATTGCGCCAAAAATGATGAGAGGAGGAACAAGACTATGAAATATGGCTTATATTCAATTCGTGATGTGATGATAGGATTCCAGTCACCCTGGGTATCATTAAACGATGGAACAGCGACAAGGACGGTGAGAAATGCTCTTAATAAAGGTGATATTGAAAATTCTAAAGATTTACAGCTATTTAAAATCGGTATATTCGATGATGAAACGGCAGAAATAACACAGGACTTCAAAAAGCTTTGCGATGTAGAGCAGCTGAGAGAGGTGAAAGACGATGTTTTATAGTAGAACAAAAAAACCACCTGTTCAAGAAACACCAACAGGAGACGGCTTCGAAAAAACTTATAAAGAATTCGTTGACAAAGACGGTAAAATAACGCTTGAATGTGTCGGCAAAACTTCAATGTATGAAATGATTCAAGAGAGCCTTGAAGAAACACAAATTTATAACATTCTTGAAAAGTATGAGCTTGGAGATACTACGGTTCTCAACCGTATTGCTGGATTCTATGACGATATAACAGCAGTACCAACAGACCTGTTATCAGCTCAAAATATGATTCTTGATATGCGAAACAACTTCGACAATTTACCTATCGAATTGCGTAAAAAGTACGGAAATCCGTCAGACCTTATAAAAGCAATTGAAACAGGTGATTTCGAATTCTCTGAAAAAGTAAAAGACAAAGTAAAGGAGATAGTCGACAATGAACCGAAACAGTGAATTCAACTTCAGTATGGTTCCATCTGCTAACATTCAGCGAAGCAGCTTTAAACAGAAACATGGTCATAAAACAACATTCAACACAGGAGATTTAATACCTGTATATGTGAATGAAGTTCTTCCAGGTGATACGGTATCTATGGATATGGCTTCAATAGTCCGTATGACAACACCAGTCTTTCCAGTAATGGACAACGCTTACCTTGACTGCTACTTCTTTTATGTACCATCCAGGATTCTCTGGACAGGCTTCAAAAACTTCCTCGGAGAAAACACAAGCACATTCTGGACACAGCCAACGGAAAAATTAATACCAATGCTTCAAGCACCTGATGCATCAGACGGTGGATTCTCAAAAGGCACTATTGCCGATTATATGGGAATACCGATAAATGTTCCAAATATCAAAGTAAGTCATTTACCGTTCAGAGCTTATTGTATGATATGGAACGAATGGTTCCGAAATCAAAATGTTCAACAGCCAGTAAATATAACACTAACTGACGGTGATTTAACTGGTGTAAATGCTATATCATCAACAGACCCAGTAATCCACGCACAGTTAGGCGGTTTACCGCTTAAAGTATGCAAGTTTCACGATTATTTCACATCGGCACTACCATCACCACAAAAGGGTGCAGCCGTATCAATGCCACTTGGTACAACTGCAAAGGTAGGTGTAGGAACAAGTAACCATACATTCGGTGATAATACTGGACTACAATGGAAAAAAGCAGACGGAACACCACTTGCGTCAGGTAGTTATTATAATACTCTCACATCGGATGGCATCTATACTAATTCCAGACAGGGCGCAACAGTAACAGCTGGAACAATCAACATAAAACCAAGCAACTTATATGCAGACCTTTCAACAGCAACGGCAGCAACTATAAACCAACTTCGTCAAGCATTCCAGGTACAAAAATTACTTGAAAAAGATGCAAGAGGTGGCACGAGGATGACTGAAATGATTCGTACACATTTCGGAGTAATCTCACCAGACAGCAGAATGCAAAGACCTGAGTATCTCGGTGGATATCGTCAGACCATCGGAATGGACCAGGTTCTTCAGACATCAGCTACAACAGCAGAAAGCCCACAAGGTAACACAGCAGCATATTCAATGACTTCTGGAAGTCGTTCATTGTTTACAAAAAGCTTTACTGAACCTGGATATATATTAGGCTTGATATGTATCAGAACAGACCACACATACCAACAAGGTATCCAGAAATTCTGGAGTAGACAAAGACGATTTGACTTCTATTATCCGTCATTAGCTCACATAGGAGAACAGGCAATACTGAACCAGGAAATATATGCAGCAGACGGTCAATTATTAGACGCACAAAACAAAGCTGCTTTCGGTTATCAGGAAGCTTGGGCGGATTACCGTTATAGTCCATCCAGAACAAGCGGTGCTATGCGTTCAACTTATGCGCAGCCTCTTGATGCTTGGCATTACGGAGATAAGTACACAGGACTACCGACATTAGGTACTACCTGGATGCAAGAACCTGTAACAAATGTAGATAGAACGCTTGCTGTTCAATCAAGCGTTGAAGACCAATTTATTGCAGACTTCTTATTCGATGGTACATTC